AACCTTGCAAAGAAATTTAAATTCAAGATTCAATCAATTGATGTAAATAAATCTGGTGTTGTCTGGGAAATTGCCAAAGACAATAAAACATTAATTCAACCCTTAACTTCTCTTAAAGGATTAGGAGATAAGGCAATGGAACAGATTATTAACAACCGGCCATTTAATATAATTGAAGATTTTCTCTTTAATGAAAATATTGTTTATAGCAAGTTAAATAAGAAGGCGCTCGATGTCTTAGCAAGAAGTGAGGCTTTAGACTGTTTAATTGATGATAGATTTGAGGGCTCAAAGCATTTTTGGACAGCAACAGTGGTTGAACGCCCGAAAAACAAAAAGAAGCTTGAAGAAAATATAGAGCTTTACAAGCCAGAAGGCAACTTCTCAAACAAAGAGAGAATTGAAAATTTGGTTTCATTAACTGGCATTTTTCCAATGGATTTAGTATTGGATGAAAACATTCTTAAAAGGCTAGATTATTATCAAGTCCCGCCGCTTGGAGAATGGGACAATGATCTTGGAGTCGCATGGTTTATTCCGAGAGAAGTCATTCAAAAGAAAACTAAAAATGGCAAACTTTATTGGATTATAAAAACAATCGATAGCACCTCAACTCAGAATAGTATTAAATGCTGGGGCGTAAAACCAGAACGAGACGGCATTCATCTCAACCGACCTTACATGAGCAGGTTGGACTATGATGAGCAATGGGGCTTTAGCACACGATCAATTAAATATAACTTTAGACTTTTAGGATAAAAAGGAGGAAAGAATGAATTATATAGAACCTATTAAAAGTAGTAGAAATCAATTTGGATACAAAGGGGTCAAGCGGAATAAAGACTGCAAAAAGCCATTTGTCGCCGTATGTTCAAGCGAAATGCTTGGACGATTTGATACTGCTTTTGAAGCGGGCCAGGCATATGCCCGCAAAATGTTTTCCGAAGAGGGCGCCCAACAAGAGTTTGATTTTTACTTCAAGAAAGATGAGCCGGTCCGCGCAGAAACCACTGAAATTATTGAGAATGAATTTGTTTCTTTATTACAAAAAAACGAAGAAACCGCCTTTCAAACTGCCGAACTAATTGACGAAATCTTTAATTTGCGCCCATCCGAAAGAAAAGAGTTGCTAAAAAGCACAAACAGAATTCTCTTTAGAGGGGCCAACTATTCTTACGCAGGTTTGGACAAACTTTTTAAAAAATGGTCGGCAAGGAAGCCAGGGATTAAATCTTTTAAAAGCAAAGGCACGAACTATTATGTTTGGCAAGAGAGTCGCGAAGAAAAAGCACTACAAATTATTCAGAATGAATATGGAGATTTTTCCTCTCAAGCTTCAAAATTTGAAGATCTTCAAGATCATGTCCAAGTATACTTTTCTAATAACGATTTTGGTTTTAAAGTCTCTCTTGAAAAAAATACCATTATAGGATTTAAAATTGGTTCAAAGTTTTCAAGAAATTGGGAAGATAAATGAGAATTAAAGTATATAGAATGCGGCCAAAAGCAAAACTGCCAATCCGAGCCCATCAAATGGATGCTGGAATGGATTTGTTTTATTGCCCAAATGGAGAAAAGAAATTATATGATTCAAAAGATTTCTTCATCCCACCAAAAGAATCAAGATTGCTTTCAACCGGAATAAAAGTCGAAATTCCTTATGGCTTCATGCTGGAAATAAAAAACAAATCAGGCATAGCTCATAAGCGACAGTTAATAGTGGGCGCTTGTGTTGTGGATCCTGGCTATAATGGGGAAATATATGTAAACCTTCACAATATCGGCGCCGAAACGCAAGCGGTTAAACCAGGTGACAAAATTGCACAAGTAATATTAATGCCAATTGTTCATTGTAAAGTTGAAGAAGTTGAAAACGATCAGTTTTTGAATTTTCATTCAACACGCGGCGAAGGTGGTTTCGGCTCCACGGGAGATCGATAATGTCTTTAGAAAGAAAATTAAGGAGAAACAAAACAAACAAAGCGAAAAAAAGCGCTGAAAAAGAAATGGCAAAAAAAATCGCTTTGTTTGATAAAATCCCAGACAAATGTTTGACTTGTGAAGAATCATTTGATAAGATGAATAAAGAACAAGTAACAACATGGAATGTTATAGTACGACAAGAAGAAGGGATTGTCCGCCTTTATTGTCCGGAGTGTTGGGAAAAAGCAGTCAGCATCATTCAGGATTTCAAAGAGCATCTAGAAAAAGGAGCGAAAATTGAAAAATGAAATTTTTAAGAGAAGAAAAAATGGCAGTGTTGGCATTTATAGTTAGCGTATTGATTATATCCACCATTATTTATTTTGCATTTGAGTTTGCGCCAAAAATAGAAACTCCAAAAGATAATTGCGAAATTGGATGCCCCGTACACGCACCATGCCATCCAGATTGTAAAAAAGGAATAAAATGAGCGACAATATCAATCACCCAAAGCACTATAACATTAATTGGAAGGGCGAGCAAGCAATTGAACCATATGATTTTATTAATTCCTGGGAGATGGGATATGCTGCAGGCAATATAATTAAATATGTTTCTAGGCATAAGTATAAAGGCAAAGCCCTTCAGGATTTAAAGAAGGCTCGCTGGTATCTTGATAAAATGATTGAAGGACTAGAAGAATTAGAATAGGAGAAAAATAATGGGAGCACCACCAGGCTGGGGACCTAACTGGAAGGAACTCCAAGAAAACGAGCGATACGCAGCTTCACAACGCGAAGTAGAAAAAGCACAACGCAAAACTGAAGAAGAAGAAAGAGGCAATGATATTTTCAGAGCCGGCGATCTAATCAAAAACACTGCCAATAATAAAGTAGGGGTGATTATAGAATCTGGCTATAGGTCTTGGATTCAGGTTCTCACGGATGGCGAAACTCGCAAGTGGCCTAGAGATCACGTAGAGGTAATCAGTGAAAATCGGTGATTTAGTGAAACATAAAAAAGCTGAAACTACTGGCATCATATTAGATATTTTTATGACAGAACACGAGCTTGCGTATCGTAATGAAGAGTGGGCACTAGTTCTCTTTTCAGACAACTCAACCACGTCAAAGGCGCCCCTAGCAATATTAAAGGGCAACTGGGAGGTTATTAGTGAGATTTAAAGAAGCCCTAACATACGATGATGTATTGTTGATACCACAATATTCAGACATCGAGAGCCGAAAAGAAGTAAAGATTGGAAATGGTTTGGATGAGAATATCCACTTAGATTTCCCAGTAATTTCAGCGCCAATGGACACGGTTACGGAACTCAACATGGCCACATCAGTGGCAGAAATGGGCGGCCTAGGAGTCGTTCACCGCTACAACACAATCGATGACCAATGTATAATAGTCAAAAATGCGTGGGAAAAGGTTGAAATAGTTGGCGCAGCAGTGGGTGTCACTGGCGATTACTTGAAGCGAGCCTCACGTTTAGCTCATCATGGTGCAAAAGTTTTGTGTGTGGATGTAGCCCACGGCCACCACAAATTGGTGGAACGTGCGATCAAATCCATAAAAGATCTGCTTCATGACAGTGTTCACATTATGGCTGGCAACGTTGCCACTTTAGAAGGTTTTAATGATTTGGCAGATTGGGGCGCGGATAGTATTCGTTGTAATATTGGCGGAGGCTCAATCTGTAGTACAAGAATTCAAACTGGACATGGCATGCCAGGATTACAAACTATATTTGAATGTGCCATGTCAGACAGGTCTGCGAAGATTGTTGCTGATGGCGGCATTCGTTCTTCCGGCGACATTGTTAAGGCAATTGCCGCAGGAGCAGATTTTGTGATGCTTGGCTCGCTTTTAGCAGGAACAGATGAGTCCCCCGGGGAAAAAGTTGTTACACTCGGAGGCGTTAAAAAGGAATATCGTGGCATGGCCAGCAAAGATGCTCAAATTAAATGGCGCGGCAGATACTCGTCTAATGAAGGTATTTCTACGTTCATTCCATATAAGGGAAGCGTTGAGACCATTTTAGAAGATTTAAGAAATGGGATTGTTTCTGGATTTTCTTATTCTGGCGCGAGAACAATTATGGAATTACAAACAAAAGCTAAGTTTATTAAACAAACGAATGCCGGCCTAGGCGAAAGCCGGACTCATATTTTAGGAAAGAAATAGTGCCAAACTACGGGAACACAATTAAGAAAATTTGCTTTGAAAGCACAGACAAGCTTCACGCCGATTTAAAGATTCGTTTACATTATGATGATTTAAGAATCCGTGATTTTTTAAACGACATATTGCTTGGCTACGTCAATAAAGATGAGCATATTTTGGCTTTTATCGAAAACTTAAAAAAGAGAAAAGGAACTTCAAACCCCAGACACAACAAAGTTAAACGCGCGAGATCAAAAGAAAAAGAAATAAATAAACAATTTGGATTAAATAAAAGTGAAATTGAGAATATATTTGACATTATAGAAAAGGAGCATAAAGATTTATGATAGGATGTGCCAAAGGGTGTCTAGAAAAACAAGAAAATTGTAAAGAAAAAAAATGCCGGATGTGGATTGATTACCAAAAGGATTTAAACTGCACAGTGATAGCCGTAAAGAACAATCCTGAAATGACATTAAGTGAGGTTTCTAAGCGATTAGACATAAGTCTCGTACGAGTAAAGCAAATTCAAGATAAAGCACTACAAAAATTAAAGAAAATTTACTATTACTGAAACAAAAGACTATTTACTTTTAGAAAAACCTTTTTATTTATAGG